TCGTTATCGAATAAACCATAAGAAGCAGCAGCAGTAGAAGCAAAACCTCCACCCGCCATAGCAGCGATCATATCATCAAAGTCAAGAGCAGTAGATCTTGATAAAAATAACATGTTTTCTTCAATAGCACCTTGCTTGTCTAGGTTTTTAAGGATTTCATCGAAATCACCTAAAGCACCAGCTCCAGGAGCAGCAGCTCCAGCAAAACCAGAATAAACATTACCTCTATCTTCGATAGCCGCAAACATACCTTGTGAACCTTCATATCCAGCAGCACTCAAGTGAGTATCAGCACCGGCAGAAGTTTTAGCATCTTCACCTTCAACCATCATCATTTCAAGATAATCTTCAAAACGTAGTCTAGTTTCAGACTCAGCTTTCAAATACCATAAGTATCCAGAAGTACCGTCTTCAGTAGCAACTTCAACCCACCCAATTTGAGCAGTATCAGAACCATTGATTTCGTAAGTATCTTTGATAATTACAGGTCTATTAGCATATTGAGTGAAGTTTGGCTCTATAGAACCTTGCATTCCATTAGTACCTTTTTTAAATTCAGCACCATAAACAAATATGTTTACGTTTTGCGTACCTACTAAACCAGGAGACAATACATTGCCGCCATATAAAGAACATACAATAGTAGTATCAGTTACAGATGTAACTAGCAATTTAGCAGTTACTAAACCAGTAGCTTGATCAGAGATCAATACCGTTTGGTTAGCTCTAATAGCATGCTTAGTTTGGTTTGTATCACCAAGACCTGTTCCTACTAACGAAGGTGTGATAGTGAATTCTCCTACATTTGGAGCTCCAGCTACTGTGATGTTAGCAGCTAAACCTTTGTAAGCAACGTGAAGTCTATTTTGTTCAGACCAAATAACTTGATCAGAAGTCATAGGCATTTCAGCTCCTACCATTCTCAAGAAACCAGACAAAGTTCTGTTTCCGTATCTTTCTACTTCAGCTTCGTAAAGCTCAGGTAGATATTGTTGTGCGAAATCCTTTCCAGATCCAGTATTGAACTCTAGGAAATTAGTTTCTAATGCCATTTTCTTTTGCGCTGGCACTATTGACGCTGGGAAACTCCCTCCAGATAAACTCATTTATATAGTTTTTAGTTTTTATTTTTGTTTTGTTTTTATTTTCAACTTAGCACTGTCAACTCCAGAAATAGCTTTCACTTTAAATCCGTTTATAAATAAATCCTCACTGTTTTGTGGACGTGAAGCTGTTTCTATATTTTTAGATTTATTAACTATATTTTTAATTCCATCGGATTTACCTTGTTCATAAAAATGTTTAGCAATTGTGTCAGCGTTTCTAGCAGCATACATAGCTTTATGGTAACCTTCGTGATCTTCTATTCTACCTTGCTCGTCTAGGAACTTCCCTACGAACTTTGCTAGATCAGACTGTTGATCAATCACCTCTTCAGTATTATTGATATTATATTTAAATTTACTATCTCCTAAGTTAAACTCAAAACCTTTGAAATCCTTAGTAAAATAATCTTTAGTTTTATCAACGAACTGTTTATGCTTGTCTGCTTTTAGTTTTTGGTTTTCGTTGTATCTATTGAAAAAGTCAGTAGCTTTTTGTTGTTCCTGAGTTACGCCCGGTCTCAACTTGATCTCGTCGTAGTATTTACTCTTGGTTTCTTCCAAAAAGCTTTTGGCTTTAGCAATTTCTTCTTTAAAGGCAAGTTTCTTTTTCTTTATGTCTCGCTCTTCATCCAAATCTTCATCAATTTTAAAATTATCTTCCATTATAAAAGATATTTCTTCATGATCAAGATGTGGTTTAGTGTTTTTATAATATTCTCTTAGTAAAGAATCGTCATCAACTTTAGAATAGTCTGTATTTAATCTTACATAGTCATCTATGTTTCCACCTGTATCTTCCATAAATGAAACTAGCTTTTCTACGTTTTCAGGTAGTGGTTTACCTATAACTTGCTCGTCTCTAACAGCTTCCTTGTATTCCTTAGTTATTTCTTTAACTTCTTCTTTTACTTCTTCAGCTTCTTTAATCTCTTGGATAACTGGAGCTTCTTTTTCTTTAACAACAGGTTGTTCTTCTTTTTCTTCAGATAAATCTATTTTTGTTATAGCTTCTTCTACAACTTCTTTAGGTTTACTTAAATCTATTTTAACTGAAGGCTCTTTGTTGATTAACTTTTTAGGTGCTTTTTTTATTTTAAACTCACCTTGAGTCAACTCGCCGCCAGCTGTTTCTTTTATTTCTTCTGACATAATATAATATAATAATTAATAATTATGATAATATACCTTGTGGTATAGAATCATCTGATTGGTCACCCGTAGAAAAATCTATAGGTGGTAAATTCAAATTTCTTTGATTTATCATTTCACTTTGTTGAGTTCCCTCAATCTTAGTTCTTTTATCTTTTCTATCTTCAATTAACTCTTCTTTAGTAGCTAATCTATCGATTTCCATTTGTTTTAACTGCTTATCAAACTCAAACTGAGCTTGCATTAACTCTCTTTTTATTTGACCTTCTTGTCTAGCTTTATTTATATCAAACTCAGACTTACCTTTTTCTATCTGTAAAGTTGTTTCAGCTAAAGCTTGTTGTTTTTGCATCTCAGCTAAAGCAGATCTCTCTGAGGCCTCTGCATTTGCATTTGCTTGTGCCTGAATATTAGCTTGAGACGCAGCTTGATCTTGCTCTGCTTTTTTACGTCTTTTAATTTTAAGAACTTGATTAGCTAGCTTAAGATTTCTTATATCTCTTATTTCTATAGCATCTTCTAGGTTTATAGATTGAGACTGCAAAGCTATTTGTATATTCTTCTCAAGCATTTGTTTCTCCTCTTCATCTGGAACCATTTCCAAGTATATACCAAACTCAAACATATTCAACCTGTACATATCTTCTAAAGTTCCTACATTATAAGCACTTATACTAGATCTTAAAGCTTCTTTAGTTAAAGGATACTCTAACGCATCAGATATTCTTAAGCATATATTCTCGCATGTTCTAGCTGACAAGTAAAGAGCTGCTTGAACGATGTGCTTAGTAGCTGTATTTGAGTTAGCCGCTGCTAACTTCTGCAAGCCAACTAGAGAATCAGAGTTAGGAACACTACCATCTCTAGCTTCATTTAAGCCTGTAACGTCTCTTATCATTTGTAGGTAATATTGATAAGTCTGTATTAAGCTTTGCATTTTAGCTCCACCAGATCCAGTTTGTAACTCCTGTATTGGCACTCTGCCGGAGTTCATGCCACCATCTTGGTTCATTGATCTACCTAATATACTACCAGTTTGAAAATACATATTCAATGCTTCTGCTGGATTATAATTAGTTCCATTACCTAAATCCACTTCCGCTAGTCCATCTACATCTAAGTAGACACCATCAGGAACTGTTCTAGCTAACACTTGTTGTAGTTTTAAGTGTGTTAGTTGTATCATGTCAGCAAAGCCAGTCATTCTACCTACTAAAGACTCTATACGACCCTTATACATTTTAGGAGCACAGATATTGTAACTCATGTTTACTTTTACTAAGTTGGAATCAGGTCTAGTCATGTTTCTAGCTAATTCCCACTTAAGCATCATTTCATGACCTAGTATCTTAGCGCCTGAATAAAGTACTTCAATAGATCTTGAAACCCTATCAAAGTTGTCGTTTTCAGGTGGATTAAAAGTATCTTTCTTTTGTAAAGCTTTTTCTAATCCTGTCGCTGTTTCTTTTATTTTAAACACTTGATCTTGATAGGTTTTGTATTCAAAGTATAATACAGCTATACTATTACCATCGTTTCTACCATTAAATTGATAGTTGTAACTTTTGCTGCCTGGATATTGCTGTATTGTTTCTAATTCTTCTTCAGTTAAATGTGGAAACTCTTTTTTAATCTCACTTAAACTAATGTATTTAACTTCTCCTACATACCATATATCTTGAAAGTTAGGATCTTGAGTGTATGAATAAACTAAATTAGCTGGATCTACATAATCAATTGTAACACCTTCTGATAAGTTAAAACTAGTTTTAACAGCTCCAATACCTAACACTACTAAGTCCTCAGACATTCTTCTTTTTGTTAAGTCGTACTTGTTGAACTCAAGCGTGTTATTTATAGCTTCTTCCTCTGCTATCTCTATAGATTGCTTATAAGTTAATTGCATGTGCACATCTAGTTCTTCTTTACTTTGTGGAAGATCTTCAGGATTAGAAGTAGAGTACATGTCCATACCGGTGACATCTTTTATCTGATTTATTAACTCTTGAGCTTGCATATCTCTCATTATTATCTCAGCA